CACGCCCTTGGAAAAGTCTCGTCCGAAACCTGGAACAAGATATCATCGCCGTTGATCATCAGGGGACACCTATCCAAACCAGCCCCAACTCTTGCAAAATCAAAACTCAAAAAGTTCTGAAGACACAAGAGAGGGAAGGAAAGATAGGACCCCATCATCTGACCGCGACTAACCTCAAATTCCAGCCCGTGCTCAACATTCCACAAGATTGGCCTAAGAATCAATCGAGCGTGCTCTTTCACAGAATGCGGTACAGAGACCGTATTCTCCAGAATCACGTCAAGAATGAGCTCAGCTACTTCGAGCGATAGATTATCCGTTGCGGAACGATAATCTCCCGAAACCAAGACTCCGCCCCCCTTCACGAACCCCGCTCTCTTCAACTTCTCCGCAGTAGGATCACCCCTACATAACCACCTGGTCGTCCTAGACAAGTGCTCGTACAGCGACTTGTGCAAAGGACGGAGGGTCAGATCCGAGGATCTGAACTTTGTCAGTGGACGCGGCTTCCCCGCCGACTGTACGACCATCAACTGGGCATCACAGGAGACTGTCTCATAAGGCACCAGTCCAAGAGTCCGGTCGAGTAACTCGACCTGATCCTGAACTGCGCCAAGACAACCACCCTGGAGCCTAGTCGAATCGACAGTCCCAGCGAGTCCTGGAGTGTTGGTATAACAAAAATCAGAATAAAGACCGGCGTCCCATCCCTTGCGGAACATACGACCGACGGTCTTCTTCACATGACCAACATAACCAGGGGGAAGAATCCGGGGACGACTCGTCAGGGTCGACCGGAGGTTTTCAAGCAACTCTTTCTCCATGCATTTGCAAGACGGAGGCAGTAACTTCTTAATAGATTGCCATGCCATCACCTCAGCTTCACAGCTGGAAGGGCAGCACCTGAGAAGTGACTTAACCGCCTTAGCGACCTCAGAGCAGTTCTCCTCTTCGGGGCAGAACTCAACAATGGGGTAAAGAAAGATTTGACACCAAGAAGTGACGGCTCGCTGGACTACAGAGGTAGTACGAGCCATTGATACGCGACAGGGCCGCGGGGGGCGCCCAGAAACTAGTGATCTCGACCGAGGCATGACAAGAAGTCAACAGAAGCCAAAGGACCACGAGTGCCGGTGTTGTTATTCCGAAAGGAATAATCTGGACACACCTCTTGCCGCAGAGCTCAGCAGGTCTGAGTTCAGCACCACTACGGGCGTGCCTACGTCTCATTTTCATTGTACCATTCCAGTCCTCCCCGCGTCGACACGGCCCCTTTACGGGATCAGTTAGCCTTTAATGGCGACCGGCTTACACACACGTACCATTCCTTTTGTATCCGTCTTTCATACCCCTTCCCCTACTGGAGTGTTAACTTCGTGCGGATCTATTAGGACCGAGGGAGCGCTAAACTCACGAAAGCGGGGCTCTTACCTGGACGGAGGTTAAACTGACACAATCGTCAGGACCGCTCCCCAGAGATCACCCCAACGTGAGGACCGCTTGTCCTCCCCTCGTAAAAACGCGCACTACACATAAATCCAAACTCTCGGCAGAAGGATAATCAGACAGCCGTCCTTGCGTTCCCGGTAGGAGGTCGAACCCCCGCATCTTACGATGTCCGGACGATTACCGCAAGAAACGCCACGTGCTGCAGACCCGGTTTTACAACCAGCTTTCCTACCCTAAGACCGTGCATTAGCCACGGCTCCACTGGAGCAAGCACAACTCAAACGTGCTTCCTCACTCCTGGCTCGGTGCGAATCAAGCCCCACACTCTCTCACGTCCCAACCGCTCCTTTCTTTACTCAGCAAGTTACTTCGTCAATTCGAAGTACGCTATCACTACTCTTTCAGAGCAAAAGGTCTAATCCAACAAAACGTCGGGCCTCCTGTTACCAAGCAGCGCTTCACGCGGATTCCTCCTTAACTTTTCTTTCCCAGGGGCGGCCACACAAGCCGTCTCTTCCGTCTCAAAAACCCCCTTCGTGTCCTCATATGATGGTGGAGCCTCCCAGTCAGAATGCGCAGCCTGTGACAGCAGAACGCAATCAAAAACTGGAATCTCCCTAGAACCATCAAAAAGAGGACGGAAGAACCTCCGTCTCCTGACCTTCCTCCAACTGAAGTCATCAGTAAGAAGTATCCGCCGCGGGGCAGAGAAGTCAACGACCGGACGACGCACAAGAGACAACTGCAGGCAGTATCTCAGCGACGCCCGGACTTGACAACTCACAAAGTCCACGGAAAACTTCCACGATGCCATCTGACGGCTATTCAAGACCTTCAACTCCTGACTAAGGGCCTCCTCAGGAACCATGGTAACATGTTCCTGGTCATAAACCACATTATGTGGGATAGGCGCCCTAGGGAGTTGACAGATCGACAAATCGCCGTCAAGGAGTCCAAAGATCCTCGACATACGAAAGGCAAGAGCCCCCCGGAATCCCAATTCATCGGGTCGCAAACGTACCGCCTTCAACTCGGCAAGATGCCAAGAGAAAAAGGTACGAGCGGCCCTCCAAAGGACATCCGGGCGTTGCCCCCTCGTAAACGAGTGGAAACAGGTCCCAAGAGAATTGACGTAATCGGCCGGTCGAAGCATCCCGAACCTCAGAGTTTGCGTCACAGTAAGGTACTCGTCCTCCCACTCAAAAAGAGTGGAGTTCAGAGTCCCGAACTCAGCAGAAACTGAAGTCTTC